TAAAGATCAACTTCTTTTGTTTCCCGCCATCGGAGTGCATGATGATTTGCCAGATGCTCTCTCATATATAGATCAAATGGCTGTTACCTCATACTTTGTTGATGACCAAGATGAAGAGTGGGAGCCAGTAGACATAATTAGCGGGGTTTGATAATGGCAACAGATAAACAAGTTGGTATGGAACAAAATGAGTTTGACGAGCCAACTGAGGCCGACAAAGAACTTGTTGGATTTGTTGTAGACCACTGCAATCGGTGGCGTGACTACCGAGATGTTAACTTTCTCCCTGATTGGCTAGAGTACGAGCGCATCTTTCGTGGTCAATGGGCTTCTGAAGACAAAACCCGTGAGTCTGAGCGTTCACGAATCGTTACCCCTGCTACCCAACAAGCGGTAGAGACTCGCCATGCTGAGATCATGGAAGCAATCTTTGGTCAAGGCGACTTCTTTGATATTGAAGACAACCTCCAAGATATAGGCGGCAATGAGATAGATGTTGAGTTAATCAAGGCTCAACTGATGGAAGATTTCAAGAAAGACAAAATCCGCAAAGCAATTGACCAAATTGAGTTGATGGCTGAAATCTACGGCACAGGCATTGGCGAGATTGTTGTGATGACTGAGACGGAATATATCCCTTCCACTCAGATGATCCCAGGCCAAGTCGGACAAGCGGCTATTGGAGTTTTAGAGAAAGACAGAATTGCTGTAAAAATTTCTCCTGTAAACCCAAAGAACTTCCTATTTGACCCTAACGGCACAAGCGTAAATGACTGTATGGGCGTGGCTATCGAGAAATATGTCTCTATTCACAAGATTGTCCAAGGCATAGAAAAGGGCATCTACCGCAAAGTAGACATTACTACTACTGGTGAAGACACAGACTTAGAGCCTACCCAAGAAGTTAGCCAATACCAAGATGAGAAAGTCTTGTTGTTGACCTACTACGGCTTAGTTCCACGGGAATATTTAAATAATCTCAATGAAAACAAAGACATAGTAGAGTTATTTCCAGAGAATTCTGCGGCAGATGACTACACAGACATGGTGGAAGCCATTGTTGTCATAGCAAATGATGGTCAACTGCTCAAAGCAGAAGAAAACCCATACATGATGAAGGATCGCCCTGTCTTGTCCTATCAGGATGACACAGTACCGAACCGCTTATTGGGTCGTGGCACAGTAGAAAAAGCGTTCAATATGCAAAAGGCTATTGATGCTCAGACTCGTAGCCACTTAGATTCTCTCGCCCTGACAACTAGCCCAATGGTTGCGATGGATGCAACTCGTTTGCCAAGGGGTATGAAGTTTGAGATCAAGCCTGGCAAGGCAATCCTTACCAATGGCTCACCTTCAGAGATTTTGATGCCCTTCAAGTTTGGTCAAACTGACCCCAACAACTTGGCTACGGCAAGAGACTTTGAGCGTATGTTGTTACAAGCAACGGGAACATTGGATTCCCAAGGCATGATCAGCAATGTAGCCCGTGATGGTGGTCAAGGCGGTATGTCAATGGCTGTGGCTTCTATCATTAAGAAGTACAAGCGCACATTGGTTAACTTCCAAGAAGATTTCCTAGTCCCGTTTATCAAGAAAGCGGCGTTCAGGTTCATGCAGTTTGACCCAGAGCGTTATCCTTCTGTGGACATGAACTTCATTCCTACGGCTACTCTTGGCATTATTGCTAGAGAGTACGAGCAACAGCAGTTTATTGGCTTGTTACAGACACTTGGCCCCAACACCCCCGTCTTGCCAATCATCTTGAAGGGCATTTTGGCTAATTCAAGCCTGTCTAACAGGTACGAGTTGATGCAAGCCTTGGATAAGATGAACCAACCTGATGAGCAAGCACAGCAATTGGCACAAGTTCAGCAACAATTGGCATTGCAAGCGGCTCAAGCACAGATTGCGGTTCAGACTACTCAGGCAGAACAGAATCGTGCAGAGGCTACCAAGTTGACAGTCGAGGCTCAGTTGATGCCACAAGAAGTTCAAGCCAAGATGAGTGCATCTTTGACAAAGAATCTTCCTAATCAGGATGAAGCGGCAAGCCGTGAGTTCGATAAGAGGGTTAAAATTGCAGAATTGATGCTAAAAGAAGCAGACATCAAGAATAAGTCTAAAATTGTTGAACTACAAATGGCAAACAAGCAAGAAAACATTGCCAAAGTAGAAAATGACTTTTTAGAGCAATTGGCAGGGAATCTCAAATGAGTGACATTATCCCAAACTTAGAAAACATGACTGACGCTGAGAAAAAGGCGGCTCTTGATGCTATTCAAGTTTCTATTGCTAAATCAAAAGAAGTTCAAAAGCAACGCATTGGCGAAAATGTGGGCTTAGTTGTTGATGCTCTGAAAAGAATTGAGTCTGATATTCGTTCTCGCTTTGATGAAGTGGGTAATACCATTGAAAAACGAGTTGCCACCATCAAAGATGGGCGTGATGGTATAAACGGCAAGGATGGACGCAATGGCAAAGACGGACGTGACGGAAAGCAGGGCGTTCAAGGAATTAAAGGCGAAGATGGCAGAGATGGGCGTGATGGTCTGGACGGGACTGATGGTATTAGTGTCACCTCTGCTCGTATTGATTTTGATGGTAGCCTTATTATTGGGCTTTCTAGTGGTATTGAACTCAATGTTGGTGAAGTTGTTGCTCCTGACCTTGCGGAATCCATCAAAGTTATTACTAATGGTGGTGGCACTTCTCAGTTTGTCCTTGATACCCTAGCCTCCCTACAAACACAGATAACAAACCTAATTCCTAGTCAAACAGGAAACTCAGGTAAGTTCTTAACTACCAATGGAACTGCACTTTCTTGGTCTTCTGTTGCTGGTGGACTGAGTTACCAAGGAACATGGAACGCATCTACCAATACGCCTACATTGGCTAGTGGTGTTGGCGTAAATGGCTACTACTACATAACTTCAACGGCTGGTTCTACTAACCTTGATGGCATTACTGATTGGCAAATTGGCGATTGGTTGATGTTCAATGGTTCTGTTTGGCAAAAGATTGACCAAAGCAACCTAGTTACATCTGTTAACGGGCAAACTGGTGCTGTTGTTTTAACTGCATCTAATGTTGGTGCTTTAGCAAGTATTGCATCTGCGGATGGAAGCATTGTTGTTACTACAGTTGGAACGGCTGTTGATCTTGCGGTATCGCAAACCTCCCCAGCATCAGTTCTTGTTGAGCAAGTTCGTAATACTACAGGCGCAACTCTTACTAAAGGTACGGCAGTCTATATTTCTGGTGCAACAGGGCAGATTCCAACTGTTTCCAAGGCTTCAAATAACTCCAATGGTTATGTAACCATCATTGGTTTAGTTACTAATCTAAACACATCGGCATACACAGATGGAGCGCAACTTTATCTAAGTCCAACGACAGCAGGGACTTTGACTGCAACTAAACCTTATGCTCCACAGCATCTTGTTTATATGGCTGTTGTTGCTCATGCTCATCCAACTCAGGGTAAATTGATTGTCAAAGTACAAAACGGCTATGAGTTAGACGAAATCCATAATGTTTCGGCTCAGTCTCCTAGCAATGGACAGACAATCGTATATAACGCTACCACCTCTTTGTGGGAGAAGGCTAATCTAACAGCAGGAACTGGCATTGGAGTCAGCAATGGGGCTGGTTCAATCACAGTCTCTAACTCAGGAGTTACTTCTGCGGTTGCAGGAACTGGCATTTCAGTCTCAGGTGCTACGGGTGCAGTCACTATCTCCAATACAGGTGTGACTTCTGTAACAGGAACTTCTCCAGTAGTATCAAGTGGTGGTGCTACCCCTGCTATTTCCTTGGCAACTGCTTATGGCGATACGCTAAACCCTTACGCCTCCAAGACTGCTAACTTTGTTCTAGCCGCACCTAATGGAAGCGCAGGAGTTCCAACATTCAGGGCAGTTGTTGCCGCTGACATTCCTACGCTGAATCAGAATACTACGGGGACGGCATCCAATGTAACGGGTACTGTGGCTATTGCTAATGGTGGAACAGGACAGACTACGGCTAACACGGCTTTCAATGCTTTAGCCCCTAGTCAGACAAGTAACTCAGGTAAGTATCTAACCACAGATGGAACTAACTCATCTTGGGCAACAGTAACTGCTGGTGCAAGCATTATCAATGACACAACCACATCGACTAACCTATATCCATTGTTTGCGGCGGCTACCTCTGGTACGCCAACAACAATCTATACGGGTAATACAAAGTATTTGTATAAGCCAAGCACAGGTGAGTTATCTGCGCCAGTACCTATTGCTACCAATGGTATTTCTGTGATGAGTACTACAGTAAGTACTAGTTACACAATAGCTAGTGGGAACAATGGCTTTTCTGTTGGGGCAATCACAATTGCAAGCGGTCAAGCGGTGACAGTCTCTAGCGGTCAACGCTGGTTGGTACTATAAGGAAGAACAATGCCATACGGAACAGTAAATGCAGACTTGATGACCACTTCAGACGGAGTAAGTTCGTCTGGTTTATATGGGTTTAAGAACCGCATCATCAATGGTGCGATGGTGATAAATCAGCGTGGATATAGTGGCACACCAACGGCAGATGGCACATATACTTTAGATAGATGGGAAACAAGACTATCACAAGCAAGTAAATTTAGCGTATCACAATCATCTACTGCCCCAACAGGGTTTAATAGTTCTTTGCTTATAACTTCTGCTTCTGCTTATTCATGCACCACTAATGATTTTTTTGATATTGACCAACA